CGAAGCGCGTGAGCGGCGAGCCGACCATGCTCGACGAGCTGCGCGTGATGATCGCGGCCGTCGAGAACGCCGACCCGCGCGAGTGGCCGTTCTGCTCACGCGGCGCCGTGTACGAGCTCCAGGTGGCGGCGACCGAGCTAGCGATGGCGCTCGACGGATGGGCGTGGGAAGAGAACCCGATGCTCAACCCGGGCCCATGAGCGAGGAGCGCTGGATCATCGTCCGCAACTGGGAACGCTTCCAGCACTACAAGGACCGCGACCCCTACTTCATCAAGCTCTACACCGAGCTGCAGCACGATCACAACTGGCTTGCGCTCACAGGGCACCAGCGAGCCGTGCTCGTCGGCATCTGGCTCGAGTACGCCTCAGCACGCTGTCAGCTCCCCCTCAACACCGCCTCGCTCACACGTCGGCTCGCGCTCAGAGTCTCCTCGGCAACACTCAAAGCGCTCAACCACGCGGGTTTCATCGAGTTTTCCTCTAGAGCCGCTCTAGAGATCGCGCGCTCGCAAGAGGTAGAGGCAGAGATAGAGAGAGAGACAGAACGTGAAGTTAAGGGTTCAACCGTACGACGTCGCGCGCGCGAACACGACGTCGAAAAGCTCATCGACGAACTCGAACAACTGGAGGCGAGATGGCCGCCCTGGAACTCCACGAGCTAGGCCTCACACCCACACAGCTGGCAGAGCTCAGAGACGCCGATCAGGCGCTGGTAACGGCCTGGCTCGAAGCCACGAGCAAGCTCGCCGGCGAACTCAAACGGCCCGCCGGCTACCTGCTCGCCGGCGTCAGATCAGGCGAGCCACCGGCCGCCCAGGTCGACCGCGAACGCGAGCTCCAGGTTCACCTGGCCGAACGGTTCATCGTGAACGCCGGCTGGCTGCTACCCACCGAAGCCGAGCTTGTGGACGAACTCTTCGGCCGGCACGGCAAGCTCAGAGCGTGGGCCGGCGACGAGCTGCTCGTGAGCCGCATGGTCGACACCTGGAAACGCGCACGCCAGGTGCCGGACATCCAGTGGCCGCAGCGCGGCACCGGTGCCGCCAACCCTCGGTGAGGGCATTTCGCGCGCGTCGCGCCGGCGCCCCAGCACCCTTCCACCAACACGCGTATGCGGACTCCGCCCTTTCCATGAGGTGACTTTCCAGGGGACTTGCCATGGGCACCATGGTTGTGCATAATCGCCGCGATATGCGCCCTGGTATGCGGCTCGAGTGGATGGTCGGCTCGCTGCTGACCCTCCTCGTCGCTGCCCTCGCTGTCGCTGCGCCGCGGTCACGGCGACAGGCCGTCGGCATGGCCGGGGTGGCCGGGGGGGCGGCCGACGTCGACGAGCCGAACTTTTTGCGCGCCTCCCCCACGCCCGCAAAACTCCCGGAAGGTTTGTCGCCCATCCTGGCAACCCGCCGTATGGCCGCGCTGGTCGTCCTGCTCGAAGCCCTCCACGACCTCCGTGACCCGTTGCGTGCCGGTGACGGCGACACCTACCCGGCGGGCGGGATGTTGCTGGCGGCGCATGAGCCGGGCTGCCGCCTGCGCCGTGACGGCCGCCGCTGCACGTGTGTGCTCAGCGCGGTGGCCGAGTTGGAGCGTCTGCTGGCGCTGATGCGCACCGACGAGCCGTCGTTGCGCTGGCACCTGCTCGCGTTCTTCGTCGATGCCAGGCCCAGAGGCCGCTGGGAGCTCAGGCCGCCGCGCCGTGGCAAGCGCCATCTGAGCCCGTTGGTGCATCGCCGTTGGTTGGAGCGCGACCCGAAGGCCGACAGGGCGCTGGCGATGGACGGGGTCGCTTGGCTTGCGGAGCGCTGGCAGCTGCGCGACCTCCGCGGCGAGCTGGTCGAGCCGCACCTGTTGGCGCCGGGGCTTGACAAGGGCCGGTGGTCGTCGCTACTCTCGGCGCATTCCGGCCTCGTGCGCCCTTTATCCGTTTAGGGGCGGTGGCGTGAGGAGGGCGGAGATCCTCGAAGTCGCGGAGAGGCCCCGGGTCAGGGGTCTCTGCAGCGAGCGGGACTGGCAGGAGCTGGAGCGGCGGATCACGGACGGTGAGGAGCCGAGCCGGGCGGCGAGGAGCTTCGGCCGCACGTTGACGGATTTCCGCAAGACGGACTACTACCGGCATCAGCGCGTCTTGGCCTTGAGCCGCGAGGCCAGGGCGGACCGGGCGGACGGGGATCTGGACGCCTGGGCGCACGCGCCGGACGCGAGCGACCAGATCAGGGTCTATTGGCATCGCTATACGGCCAACGCGGCGGGGCGGGGGATCGAGCGGCACGAGTTGTTGTTGACGGGGCCGCAAATCGGGGTCGAGGACAGGAGTGCATCGCTTGCCGACGTCGCCGCCGTCTTACGCGAAGCCGGGGCTCTCGACGGCGGCGGGCCTGCTGAGCTCCCGCTGGCCGCTGCTGGAGGGGCTGTGGCCGCACCTGCGCTCGGCGAGCGCGAAGCAGACGGCGTTTCTTAGCCTCGACTGCCTCGAGGCGGGCTACGGCGGTGCCGCGGGCGGAGGGAAGAGCGACGCGATCCTCGCCGCCGCGTTGCAGTACGCGGACGTTCCCGGCTACGCCGCACTGATCCTTCGCCGCAGCTTCTCCGACCTGGCACTCCCCGGCGCCGCAATGGCCAGGAGCAAGGAGTGGTTGTACGGCAAGGCGCGCTGGAGCGAGCGCGAGAAGACGTGGAGCTTCGACCGGGGCGGCACGCTCACCTTCGGCTTCCTGGAAGCGGAGGACGACGTCTACCGCTACCAGTCGAGCGAGTACCAGTATGTGGGCTTCGACGAGTTGACGCAGTTCAGTGAGACGCAGTACCGCTACCTGTTCAGTCGGCTGCGGAGAGTCAAAGGCGTGCAAGTCCCACTGCGGATGCGCTGGGCGAGCAATCCGGGCGGGGTCGGGCACGGCTGGGTGAAGCGGCGCTTCATCGACGCTCCGGCGCCGGGGGTGGTGTTCGTGCCGGCCAGGGTGGCGGACAACCCGGGGCTTGAGGTTGACGAGTACGTCCGCTCGCTGAGTCATTTGCCGGAGACGATTCGGCAGCAGCTTCTGGATGGTGACTGGGGTGCGTTCGAGGGGGCGGCGTTCACCGTCACGGACGAGCACCTGGTGGAGATGTTCGAGCTTCCCTCGAGCTGGCAGCGGTTCGAGAGCATGGACTACGGGCTCACCAACCCGACCGTCTTTCTCGCCTGGGCGGTCGACGTCGATGGCAACCTCGTGACGTTCGGTTCCTTCTACCGGCCGGGGTTGCCGTCGGAGACGGCGCCGGTGGTGCTGAAGCTGCGGCAGCTGTGGAAGACGAGCGCCTGCTGGGGCGACCCGTCCTCATTGGCCGCCCCGACGAGCACGTTGAACAAGTTCGGCAGTCCACTGACGATCGAGCAGGAGTTCGCCGACCACGGCTTGGCAATCGCCAGAGCCAACAACGAGCCGCGCGCCGGCTACACGCGACTGCGCGAGCTGCTGAAGCGAGATCCCGAACGCAGGTTTCCCGACTGGCATCCAATGCGCGGCGAGCCGGGCTCGCCCAGGTGGTTCATCGTCGAGCGCCAGTGCCCGGAGCTGGTGGAGCAACTGCGCACCGCACCGCTGCAGCCGCTGGACAAGCGCTGGGCCGGTGAGATGATCGACCCCCATTGGGAGGGTGCGCACGGGCACGCGGTCGCGGCGGCGCGCTACGGCGCGATGAGCCGCCCGGGCCCGTCGACGGAGCCGCTCGGGCCGCTGGAGAGCGAGGCGGAAAGGGTCGCGTGGCTGCAGCGGCAGGCGATGAAGCGTTGGACGCAGCCGCGGGACGAGCAGGAGCAGCGGCAGTGGCCGAGTTACCAACTGTGAAAGGAGATTGCATTGGTTGACCAGGCGCAGATCGATCAGATCAAGGCGGACGTTGCGGCACTGCAGGCGGCGAGCGCGGACGCCGCCACTCAGATCGCGGCATTGACCGAGCAGGTGCTTGCATTGCAGGCCGGTGAGATCAGCGACGACCAGATCAATGCGTTGCATCAGGCATTGGCCGATGTCACCAGCGAGTTGGTGAGTGCGGTCGAGCAGTCGCAGGCCGCACTCGGCGAGCCGGGGCCGTCGCCGGCGTGAGCGCAGACACGGAGCTCGCGACGTGAGCGTCGAGTTCACAAAGCAGGATCCCGGCGGCGAGGGCTTCCTGGCGCAGTTCCCGTCGCTCTGCATCTGCGGCTCGCAGAAGGGCCCGATCG